GTATCCCGGGAATATCAGTTCAGTCGTGGAGCGCAACTCTAGTCCTCTGCGTTTCCTAACCTCTTACTACTATTACGAGAAGTACGACATGGGTACCCTGTTCGGTTCTCCCCAACCTGCCCTCCTAGCAGACTCGGGTGCGTTCAGTGCCGCAAGCCAAGGGGTCTCGATTAGCTTGACCGGGTACGCGGACTGGGTCAAAAAGTGGGACCACCTGTTCGACGCTTACGCGAACCTCGATGTTATAGGGGATGCCGAGGCGACTTTGGTCAACCAAAGGCGGTTGGAGGATATGGGATTGCGGCCGCTCCCTGTTTTCCATGTGGGGTCACCGTGGGAATACCTGGAACGCTACCTCGACGAATACGATTACGTCGCGCTTGGCGGGATGGTCCCGCACGCCGGAAAAGCCCGCGCCCTCTTTCCCTGGCTCATCAAAGCGTTCAAGATGTTGCCGGCAGGGAAGGGGTACCACGGCTTCGGCACGACCGGTTGGAAAATCCTGTCGGCGTTCCCATGGCAATCGGTGGACTCGTCAAGCTGGGCGTCCGGTTATATGTACGGGACCGGGATTCTGTTTTCAAAAACGAAGGGTATCTTTCTGAAGTTCCGGATTAAGGACGCCCGTTCTTGCTTTGCTCTCAAACGGGAGTTCTCTAATTACGGATACGATTGGCGGGCGTTTGCCGAGCCGACTGACGACCCTCTCTTTGGGATAAAGTCGGAACTCCGGCGCTCGCTCTGCGCAATCGCCGCCAGTTCTTATGTTGCCGCAGAGGAATGGTTGGCCGAAAGACACGGTCAGAGCAAGGTCTACTTAGCCCACCCGCTTGCGGCTGGGCCATACGGTTATGCTGGTCTTGTGGAGGGAGCCAATGGCTAAAACCCTCTGTGTCATATCTGGCGGGATGGACAGCGCAACCCTTCTCCATCTTGCGGTCAAAGAGGAGGGCCCAGTCGAGGCGGTCTCTTTCAACTACGGGCAAAGGCATAAGAAAGAACTTCGGTACGCCGCATCTCAATGTGCCAGGCTAAATATCACACATGACATTATAGATATTTCGTCAATAACCCCTCATATAGGCGGGTCGGCCCTGACGGATGACATCGAGGTTCCGGAGGGACATTACGCCTCCGCTAATATGGCCCTAACCGTGGTGCCAAATAGAAATGCGATAATGCTGGCGATCGCTTACGGCATAGCCGTGGCTCGCGGGATTGAGGTAATCGGGGCAGGCATGCACGCTGGCGACCACGCGATTTACCCGGATTGCCGTCCTGCCTTCACCGAGGCATTCGACCGAATGGAGCGCCTTGCCGTTGACGGGTACGGACATCCGGACATCCGGCTCTGGACCCCTTTCATCAATAAAACCAAAACTGAGATTGCCTCTATTGGTGGGGACTTGGCTGTAGACTACTCCAATACCTGGAGTTGTTATCAGGGCGAGGAATTCCACTGCGGGATTTGCGGGACTTGCTACGAGCGAAAAGAGGCATTCCAAGATTCGGGAGTTACGGATAATACCCAATATGAAAGTTAGCATCACCAGGCAATATACTTGGGAGATGGGCCATGCCCTCTTGTACCATAATGGGAAATGCTACCGGGCGCACGGTCATAATTACCGGATGGAGGTCGAGGTCTCCGGACTGTTGGACGACTCCACTAGCATGATTATGGACTTCGCCGACCTGGATACCCTGGTGAAACCCTTCATTGATGAACTGGACCACCGGTTCTTGGTGCATATAGATGATGCTCGTTTCGGTGATGATTACGCTTATATAAAGTGGGATGAAGACCCGACCGCCGAGAGCATCGTCCTGCATATATTCAGTCGCTTGGTTGCTGATATGAGAGATACCCCAGAGTTAATCTTGGAGCGGGTCACTCTATATGAAACGGACAAAGCCAGCGCGACGGTACGGCGTACATAAGGTCTTTGGACCAACCATCCAGGGCGAGGGCGGCATGACCGGAACGGTCTCCCATTTCGTGCGCCTCTCCGGATGTAATATGTGGGATGGCCGACCGGAGACCCGGCAGGCTTCAAGCTGCCCGTTCTGCGACACCGACTTTTTCAGCCACCGGATGCTAGAGGCTTCGGAGATAGTGGCCGAGCTGGACGCGCTCAAGTCGGCAGAGTGGGTGACGGTATCGGGTGGGGAACCGCTTCTCCAAGTGGACGGTGAGTTCGTCACAACTTTGAGGAATAGTGGCTACCGGGTGGCTATAGAGACCAATGGCACCCTGCCACTCGACATTGTTGTGGATCATCTCACAATGTCTCCCAAGAGACCCGAACCGGAAACGGCCATCCGTAAATGTGACAGCCTCAAGCTACTTTGGCCTCACCCGGACCCGCGCATAACTCCCGAAGCCTTCGACTGCATCGACGCCGGCACAAAGTACCTCCAGCCCATCGACTCGGAAGATTACCAGGCCAACCTCCGGTCGGCCATCGACAAACTCTATAACCTCCGGGGCTGGAGGCTCAGTCTGCAGACCCATAAATTGATTGAGGTAGAATGAATGATTGAGCTTACGTGGGCCGAGGTCGATGATCGTCTGGAAGGGATGAAGTTGGCCGGCACCAAAGTATGGGGCATCCCAAGAGGCGGTGCAATCGTGGCGGGGCTGGCGCGCCGGTATGGGGCGGTGGTGGTCGGGACTCCGCAAGAGGCCGAGTTCGCCCTGGATGATGTCATTGATAGTGGGGCGACCGCTAAGTCGGTCAAAGCTCAATACGGTCTCTCGACCTTGGCAATAGTGGATAAGATCGCCGAGGGCATAGATTCGTGGGTCCACTTCCCTTGGGAAGAACCGCCAGAAACCGAGATGGCCGACCACGTGACCCGGATGATGCAGTACTGGGGTGAGCAGACCGGGCGAGATGGCTTAATCAAGACGCCTGAAAGAGTGGTCCGGTCATGGGATGAATTGTACGTCGGGTACAAGTTGAATGCCGACGACGTTCTGACCTGGTTCGAAGATGACACCGACGAGATGATTGTGGTGAAAAATATCACATTCTACTCGACTTGCGAACATCACCTTCTCCCGTTCTTTGGGACGATCAACGTCGGGTATATACCGAACGGGCGCATCCTGGGAGCGTCAAAGATCGGTCGAGTAGCCCATGTCTATTCACGCCGCCTCCAGGTTCAAGAACGCCTGGCACGGCAGATTGGGCAGAGCTTGGAGGACCATGTCCTCGGAGTGGCGGTCAATATCCAGGCCCAACATTTCTGCATGATGGCTAGGGGCATCAATCAGGATACTAGCCGGCTAGTGACCAACTACTTGACCGGGTACTTCCGCGACAGGCCCGATACCAGGGCCGAATTCTTTGCCGCAGTTAGTGGCTAATATATGGCTAAACAAAACGGCAACAAGATAGCCGCCGAGCAGCGGCGTTCCCTGGTTATCCAGATGAAGATGGCCGGAGCTACCGACCAGACGATTGCCGAGCAACTTGGAGTCTCAAAAGCCCAGGTCTGGAATGATACCAAGCGGCGGCTGGCTGAAGTCCGGCAGAGTGATACCGAGGCGGTCGAGCAAGAATACACCCTCCAGAAGTCCAGATATGAACGGCTCCTTCTCCGGTGGTGGAGTCAAGCTATTGGAGCCGATGACAACCAATCTGCAAGAGCTACGGGGATCGTCCTCGACATCCTCCGGCGGCTGGATGGCATTGGGGGATTGGTGCCAGAAAAGCCGCTGATCCAATTCCAGCAACAGAATGTTCTCATGGGTGGTATGACCTTTGCCGACCTTGTAAGGGGAGCATTAAACGGGGAGGGAGAGATCATTGACGTTGAGCCTAGCTGACCAGCAAGAGTTCATCTCACAATGCAAGGCTGACCCGGCCTACTTCTGGAAGTGGACGCTCGGGTCGGATACGGTTTATGACAAACAACTTGAGATGGCGAGGGCCGTCCGGGACCATAACCGCGTGGCCGTGGTCGGAGCCAACGGGACCGGGAAGGACTGGCAAGCGGCCCGGATAATGCTCTGGTGGCAGTCGGTCCACCATCCGGCAATTACCGTGGTGATCGGCCCGACTCACCGCCAGGTCTCCGACATCGTGTGGAAGGAGGCCCGGTCCGCTTTCCTATCTCCCAGGATACAGCTCGATGGGCAGATGTACAAAACGGCCCGATGGGAACTGGACGACCGCCACTACGCCGTGGGATTCGCTACCGATGACGAGTTCAACATCCAGGGGTTCCATAGCCCGAACCTCCTGGTCATCATCACCGAGGCCCACAATGTCCAGCAGTCCCACATCGACGCCGTGAAGCGGCTCAACCCGGCCCGAATACTTCTCACGGGCAATGCCTTCGCCAGCTCCGGCGAGTTCTACGATGCCTTCCACGGCGGTTCAGACCTTTACCATACCATCGAGATCGCCGCCGCCGACACGCCAAACATCCAGCAAGGGCGGGAGGTCATTCCCGGCATGGTCACCGCCGAGCAGATCGAGGAACGACGCCGGGAGTGGGGCGAGGAGTCGGCCCTTTACATCGCCTCGGTCCTGGGCCGGTTCCCGGACAACTTGGAGGACGCCATCGTCCCGCGGTCTCTCCTGATGGACGCGGTCGAGCGGCAGCTTGAACCGGAGGGCGAGGCCACGCTAGCTTGTGACGTTGCCAGATTCGGCGCCGATAAAACCGTGGTTTACCGCCGGCAAGGGAACGTCTGCCGGCTGGCCTGGAAGTCCCAAGGGCGGGACACCCAGGAGGTCGCGGGACATCTCAAGGCGATGGCTGAGGACGACCCGGACGTTACCTCCATCGTGGTGGATGACACTGGCGTCGGAGGCGGCGTGACCTACAGGCTCAACGAGGAGAATGTGGCCGGCGGACGGGTC